ATTGACAACGAAAAATTATTTACAGAAAGGTTTCAAACTAATAATTTAGATATTAATGGTAATACCATTACTACGTTAGTAGCTGATACTGATATTAATATTACTGCATCAGGAACCGGCGGAGTACATCTTGGGAATTTACGAATTTCTAATGATACAATAACAAATGTTTTAGCAAATGCAGTTACTGAATTTGTTAATAGCGGCACTGGTTATGTTAAATTTGCAGGGTCAGGCGGAATAGTTATCCCATCAGGTGATACCGGATCAACTCGTCCACCAAGTCCTGAAACTGGTATGATACGATTTAATACTTCGTATCAGGTTGTTGAAATTTTTAACGGAGTAACATGGGGTAGTGTTGCAGGTAATACAGGTGGCGTTACAATTACAGCTGCAAACGAAATAGGATTAGCATCCGCATTAATTTTTGGATAACAAATGGCTACATTTTTAAGAACAACAGTAAAGAAGAACATAGGAACTACTCCAGTACAAGCATTAACACCTGGATCTACTAGCAGTTTTACAGTAATTGGATGTAATTTATCAAATACAACAGACTATGATGTTATTGTTAGTATTACGATTACTGACTCGTCAAACGTTGTTGGCAGTTATGTGTCGTCTTTAACAATTCGCCCTTATAATAGTGCTAAAATAATTACAAATGGTGAAAAATTAATAGTAGCAGGCAGCTGCATTATGACAATTGTTAGTGATACCGATAACAGTATTGATGCAGTAATCAGCTATGCTGAAGTAATATAAGGAATTATAATGAGTAATTATTTTTTAGGTAATGAAAAATCTGATATTATCGGCGATAGTGCAGGATATTTATATGCATTGCGCAGAACAGACGACGGTGAATTATATTTTGCAAGAGTTAATCAACTAAGCAGAAATGATTCAATACAAATAAACAACGAAGGCGATCCCGAAGATAACTACCCAGATTTTGAATCAAATGTTGATTTTTTTGAAGGTAGAGATGTATATCATAATTTAGCTTATGCAAATTTAAATTATGAACAATATCGATGGGATAACAGAAACATATATTACTACGTTGACAGCTCTGGTAATTTAGTAATGCGTACTGACACAAAATATCAGTACCCAAGTGGAATATAACGAGGTAAGAAATGGCTGAATTTAAATTAGATAAAATTAGATTTACCTGGAAAGGTGATTGGACTACTAATATTTTTTATACCAAAGACGATATTGTAAGATACGGCGGAAAATCGTATGTCTGTTTAGTAGGACACACTGCGAGTTCCAATTTCTACACAGACTTAAACTATATCAATAATGCAACTGAACCAGATACTGCTGCTCCAAAATGGACTTTGTGGTTTGACGGGTATGCATGGAAAAGTAGTTGGAATTTTTCAACTTTTTATAACCAAGGTGATGTAGTTAGATATAACGGTTTCTTGTATATCTGTCTTACCTCTCATACATCTACTGCACAAATTAATGCGTTGTCAGGATTAACCACCGATTCATTAAAGTGGTCAGAATATCTTAAAACTGATTATTGGAGAGGCGACTGGGTAGCAATGGTACCGTATCAATTAGGTGATATCGTACGATACGGCGGCACTATTTACAGATGTACAAATGCTCATCAGATGTCTGCATTTATTGCAGTAGGATTGTGGGAAATTGTTACGCAAGGGGTAGATTACAAATATAGTTGGACTCCGTCAACTAATTATAAAGCTAAAGACATTGTAAAATACGGTGGTGATATTTGGTTATGTACAACTGACCATACTTCTATTGCAACATTTCAAACAGGTAACTGGACATTATATGTCCCAGGTATACGATTTAGAAACGACTGGAGTTCTACATCATATACCTATACCATTAGTGCGTTGTTACCGGGTGTGCCTTATATAAAAAATGATCTTGTACAATACAATGGCATTATTTACAGATTTACAATGAGCGGTACACTTACTTTAGACATTGGAGATATACCATGGATCTTAACAACAACAATGGTAGAAATTGTACCACCCATTGGGGTATATGCTCCTGGTGATATTGTTGGTTACGGCGGCTACAATTATATTAGTAAAACTCATAATACTGATGCGGTTCCGAGTGTAAGTACAAGTGACTGGACATTATTGACCACCGGGTTTAAAATTAAAGGTAGCTGGTCGTCAACTACTCAATATTACGTCGGTGATGTTGTAAGACGTAATGGACAGCTTTATGTTTGTATTTTAGATAATCTAAATACAGAAACTACTAACACTGGATTTTGGACTTTAGTAGTATCTGGTAATGAATGGAACGGAATATGGCTTTCTGGAAACACATATGTAATTGGCGACTTGGTGTCATTTAATACATCAACATACAGGTGTATTTTAAAACATGTTTCAGCTTCTAATAATAACCCAATTGCCGATACTTCCGGTACTTATTGGAATCGATTAGTTGCAGGTGCAATTAACGAACCGATGACTGCAACTGGCGATACGATTTCTTATCAAAGTGCAAATATTGCAATACCAGTAGGAACACTTGCTAATACTTATAAAGCAAGCACAGTACCATATTGGGAAAAATTTGGAGTAATATCTAATGTGTTTTATGTTGCACCAACTGGAACTGATTCTACTACATTTGGAATATCATTAGAACAACCATTTAAAACAATAAAATATGCTTGTGATTACATTGCAAGTTTAAATGTTCCTAGTGCAACTTTGTTTATTAAAACTGGTACATACAGTGAAATTTTACCGATTACTGTTGTAGCTGGGTTAGAATTAGTTGGAGACGAAATTAGAAGCACAGTAGTGCAACCTGCAAGTGGTTATACAACGTCAAATATGTTCTATGTTAGGAATGGGTCTGGTATTAGAAATATGACTTTATCTGGATTAGTGGGTACATTAGGTGCTGCTAATGAATATGGCACTAGTCGTCCGACTGCTGGTGCGTATGTTAGTTTAGATCCAGGTACAGGCCCTGCAGATTCGTCAACATGGATTACAACTAAGTCACCGTATGTGCAAAATGTATCTACTTTTGGTACCGGTTGTGTCGGATTAAAAGTTGATAGTACATTACACAATGGTGGTAATCGATCAGTTGTAGCAAATGATTTTACACAAATCTTAAGTGATGGTATCGGTGTTTGGTGTACTGGTACAGGTGCATTAACTGAATTAGTATCTGTATTTTCGTATTATGGTCACATTGGTTATCTAGCAGAAAATGGTGGTAAAATTCGTGCTACTAACGGTAATAGCTCATATGGCACGTATGGTACAGTAGCTGAAGGATATGATCTAACTGAAAGCCCATTAGTCGGTGCAGTTAACAATAGAACTCAATATGCTCAAGTTGCATCATCCTTTGCAGGACAAGCACAAGATAAAATTTTAGTGTTAGAATATTTAAATGCTGGACAAGAATATACAATGCAGTCAGCACCATCTGCATTATTTACCGGAGCTGGTACTGGTGCATCAGTTGTGTTTGATGAATTTAGAGATAACGCAATATTCGAAGCATTTGTGGTTGGTTCTACATATAGTGCAGGTGGTAGTGGATATATTACCGGCGGTAATCAAGCACAAAGTGGTTCAGCAACTACTATTACTATTGCGTCTAATGACCAAAGAACATCTGCTAACTATGTTGGAATGCGTATTATTATAAACAGCGGTACTGGGGTAGGGCAGTATGGATATATTCAATCATATGATGCAGTTAGTAAAGTTGCAACTATTTATAAAGAAAGTACTAGCGTTGCTGGATGGGATCATGTAATACCCGGAACACTTATTGCATCTGTATTAGATTCTACTACAGTTTACAGTATTGAACCTCGTGTTACTTTTTCAACTCCGTTAATTACACTAACTTCAGTTAGTTCGGCCGCAAATACATCCGCAATTGCTTACGGCAACGGAAAGTTTGTATCAGTTGGCGGTACCGGTACCGGAGTTATTGCATACTCAACAACTGGATCATCATGGACTTCTGGAACTGGTACAGTTGGATTTAATTCACCAACCGTTGCATTTGCTGCGGCATCTAACACATTTGTCGCTATAAATGCGTCTGGAAGTGTATATGGTTATTCGACAGACGGTATAGCATGGACAAGCGGTACACTAATGTCTTCGAATTCAAATTCAGAAATTATTGCTGCCGGTACTAAAGTCGCATACGTAAGCTTTAATGCCAACCGAACTAATCTATTAGGAAGATCTGAAGATTTTTCAAATGCGAGTCGATGGACATTATCTCAAGCATCTGTTATTTCAAATGCAACCATTGCGCCTGACGGAAATATGACAGCTGATAAAATTGTTGCTAATGCAGTAGCTACATCTCACATTGTAACATCGGCTAGTTATTCTGTAACTGCTAATGTACCATATACAGCATCTATTTTTGTTAAAAATGACGACTATGCAAGAAAAGGTATTAGAATAAACATGGCAGGAGTGGTAGCTGATTACGATTTAATATCGTTAACCGCAGTGATGCAATCAAATCCTGGTAGCACAGCGGTGTCATATTCTATTATCCCGCTAGACAACGGATGGTACCGATGCTCCTTGACATATACCGTAAATACTGACACCGTAAACATGGAATTATGGTTGTCAAATGGTTACAACCTTGGTTTTGCCGGAAACGGGGTATCCGGAATGTATTTTTGGGGAGCCCAACTTGAAATAGGTTCATACGCATCTGGATATATTCCTACATTCGGATACCCCGCCGCATCAGCAACAACCGAATTACTTTCTTCGTCAAACGGTACATCGTGGACAGCATTAGGTTGCCCTAGTATAACGGGTGGTCCTATTGCATACGGTGGAAATACTTATGTATCATTCTTATCAGGTAATACTAACCAACTTGCATATTCGACCAACCAACTCGCCTGGACAACTGTAATATTGCCAACGACCGCAACATGGGCAAGTGTAACATACGGCAACGGTAGATTTATAGCAATTGCAAATAGTGGAACAAATGCAGTATATTCATTAGACGGTATTACATGGGTGTTATCTACATTACCAATCAGTTCCACATGGACAAAAATAACCTACAACCAAGGTGTATTCTTTGCGGTATCTAATTCAGTTAATTCTGCAACCACTAATGACGGTGTTATGTGGGTATTACAAACTTTGCCGATCAATCTCTGGAACAGTGTAGCAATTGGTTCAATCTCGTCTGTTCCAACTGCAGTTGCAATTGATACAACTGGGAATACCCAAGCAATTACGTTAGGAACCCGAGCATTAGGTAGAGTAATTGCTGCGTCAGGAAAAATCGGCGGTATTAAAATATGGAATCCAGGCAGCGGATATTTAACGGTTCCGTCAATATCGCAATTTACAGGAAGTATTACCGGAACTACGTTATCTGTAACTGCTGTTAGTTCGGTAATATTGCCAACAGTTGGAATGCTGCTGGGCGGCGGTCTTGGGAATATTTTAGCAAATACATCAATAACTGCACAGAATAGTACAACATTTACTGGATTTATTTCTAATTTTAGTTTAACTATTACTGATATTACTAGTGGTGTGATTACAACCGGACTAGTGTTAACCGGATTAAGTATTTCATCTGGTACAACAGTAACTGGATTAGATTCTGCTATATTCACTGGGTCTATATCCGGCACAACGCTAACCGTATCAGCAATGACATCCGGAGTTATATATGCCGGTATGACACTTACCGGTGGATCGATACCTACAGGAACATACATTGTTTCAAATATTAGCGGAGCTGGTACTAATAGCACATGGACTGTAAGTACATCAGTAGCTCAATCATCAACTATTATTTCTGGTGTAAGATATACCGTTAATATTAACCAAACTGTGCAATTAACCGGAATAACCGGAAATAGTTTTACGGTAAATATATCACAGACCGTTAACTCAGTTTATATGCAAGGGTTTACTGCAGGTTCTGCAGTAGTAACTATTACAGATCCAAATGCAACAACTGCTGCAATCTTAACTTGTCGTACAGGAAATGGTGTATTAGGAAACCCCACATTTATATCACGCGGTACTAACTATCAAACATCAACTACTACTTGTAAAATTATAGGAGGAAACGGATATGCCGATGTTAATCAAACATCAAAATACTTAACTGTTAGTAACCTAACATATCAACCTAGTTTAGGTTCGAGTTTAGTAATTGCAAACGACCCAACTGACTATAAAGTTGTTAATGTATCTGCAACCTCAGCTGATCCGTATTTTAATAATGTTGTTCTATTCTTAACCGGTGACGATTTACTAGATCATTCACTATCTAACGTTGCATTATCTAACATTGTTGATCGAATAACAGTTAGTACTTTGGAAAAATACACCGGTACTGGTTCTTTATATTTTCCTCCAATCGGTGGTGGTTTTGCACTTCCTCAAATTACAGTTTCTGAAGATTTTACTTGGGAAGTATGGTTGAAAAGAACTGTTCCTGTGATCCATGTTTATACTATAGTTACAGCACTAGCAGGCGGGGAATCTATTGGATGGTATGGAAATAGCACAACTTGGCGTGTTCAATTTAGTAATGTTTCAGCGAATTTTACCATACCTGATACTATTAACCAATGGGCACATTATGCAGTTGTTAAATCCGGTAATACAATTCGTGTATTTGTAAATGGTGTTGAATATGGAAGTGTGGGTGCAACATCGGATACTATATTAAAAATTGATTCTATTGGTGATACAAGTTTAAAATTTGTTGGCTACATGGATAACTTGAGAATATCAAACATCGCAAGATATACTAAAAATTTTACCCCACCGACAAGTATATTTTCATCATACACTATTCAAATTAGTCCAACAATTGATCGAGTATTAACGCCAGTACACGGAACATCAGTATCTATTAGACAAAAATACAGTCAAGTTAGGTTAACTGGCCATGATTACTTGTTAATCGGTACTGGTAATAGAACAACTACTGATTATCCTAATGTTGATATTACAACTGCAGCATCGTTTAAGCAAGTACAAGAAAACAATTTAGGTAGAGTATTTGTAACCTCAACTGACCAAGATGGTAATTTTAATGTCGGCGGGTTATTTGGGGTACAACAAGCAACTGGTATTGTTACTGTGTCAGCTGATTTATTTAACTTAAATGGAATAACATCATTATCATTAGGCGGAGTTCAAGTTGGAATAAATCAAGTAGCAATTACGCAATTTTCAACAGATTCATACTTTGTGGCAAATAGCGATAGTATAGTTCCGACAGAACGCGCAATTAAGAGTTATATTGCTAGAGCTATCAGTGCAGGCGGCTCAAATGCACAAACTTCTATTTTAACTGCAGGTACTGTTCAAATTGGACCATATAAAATTAATTCTTCAATTTCAGGTAGAGTTAAGATTAACAACAAAATGAATTTTAAAAAAGGCATTGATGGAACATTACTAGCAATGAATTATTTTAAACAAAGCTGGCAGTAAGTATGACAATGGATAAATATAAAAACAACACAGATTTCGGAGTAGCTAGATGGCTGAATTTAAATTAGGTAGAATACGTTTTATATGGAAAGGTGCGTGGGCATCTTCGACCGCGTATTTAAAAGACGATATCATTAGAAATGGCGGTAAAACATATGTGTGTGTCGTTGGGCATACTAGTTCTGCAGATTTTACAACAGATCTTAGTAATGTACCAACTAGATGGAATCAAGTATCTGACGGTACTGCATGGATGTCAGATTGGGCAATTAACACATATTATAGATTAAACGATGTAGTAAAGTATGGAGGTAAATTATATATTTGTACTACAACACACACATCTGCAGCAACTACTGCATTAGGGTTAGATGCTAATGCTGCTAACTGGGATGTGTATGCTACAGGTTTTAAATGGCAGTCAACTTGGACTACTTCAACAAAATATAGAGTAAACGAAGTAGTAAAATATGGCGGTATTATATATGTTTGTAATACTAATCATGTTTCAGCTGCAACTGCAACATTAGGGTTAGAAACTAACATTGGTTATTGGGACGTTTATCATAAAGGTTTTGATTATTTAGGACAATGGAGCGGCAGTTCAGTAAGATATAAAGCCAATGATTTAGTAAATTTTGGTGCAGATGTTTGGATTTGTATAACATACCATACATCGAGTGCGTCATTTGTTGAGGCAAATTGGTCAAGATTTATCGAAGGATTAACTTACGAAAATACATGGTCAAGTGCTACTACATACCAACCAGGCGACATTGTTGGGTATGGCGGTTACTCATATATCAGCAAAACAATAAACAGCAACGCCACTCCGTCTACAAGCACTACACACTGGGGATTATTTACTACTGGTTTTAACTTAATCGGTGATTGGGCATCTGCACAATCATATCAAGTTGGTAATGTTATAAGACTTGGCGGTTATACGTATGTTGCGATTTTAGACCATACATCAAGCGGTTCAAACACACCACCGAATGCAACATATTGGTCACGATTAAATTCTGGTATTAAATGGGCAAACGTTAATAAATCATATACAGCAGTTGCGGGAACTAATGTTAGTGGGACAGGTTCATCTGCAACATTTAACGTCTCAACTTCTGGTACATCGTACACAGTTACCGTAAATGCAACCGGTACCGGTTATGCTGCAACTAACACTATTAAAATCTTAGGAACTGCAGTAGGCGGATTAAGTCCATTTAATGATATTTTAATTACCGTTGCTACTATTTCAGGTAGTGCAATTGCTACTATTACATCCACTGGTTATGCTGCAACTTGGGCAACTGCAACTGGATATGTTGCAGGCGATTCAATTACAGTTGGTGCAAATTCGTACATCTGTATTCTTGCACATACTAGTGCTACTATTAATAGACCAGATAACGATGCATCAGGTACATACTGGAATGTATTATCAGCAGGATCGTCAACATCTGTATTAACAACTACTGGTGATATTCCGTATATGAGCCAGTCTGGTCCGGCAAGATTAGGAATCGGTGTAGCTGGCCAAGTATTAAAAGTTTCATCGGCCTTAGTGCCATCATGGGGTTATGTTGGTGTTATTGATCAAGTTTATTATGTAAGCCCTGCAGGTACTAATAATCCAGCACCTGATTATGGGGTTACTTTAGATCGCCCATGGTTAACTGTACGTTATGCAACCGAACAAGTCGAACGAGGTTCTTTAATTCCAAATGGATCGTATTTACTTGCAAGAAATAGAAGTTATATTCAACAGGAGGTAACTGGGTGGATCGATGCGCAAGTTACTGGTTCAATTGCACCTTATGTTAGTTTTACATACCCTACAAGTAAAGCAAGTTACCAAAGCTATATTGGATATGCAGTAGACGCATTAGTTTATGACTTATCACACGGCGGTAATGCTCGATCTGTTGCATTTGCACAAACCTATTATGCAAATTCTTCAAGAACACAAGACGTTGCTACGTTTAATCGTATGGTTACTGTCATTAATGCAGTCATTGCAAATACCGCACCCGGTACTACCTATTCAGCAATTAACCGTATTAGTGATTCTACTAGAACATTAGAATCAACTGCTACTACATTAGTAACTAATTTAGTAAAAATTATAACTGATGCATTAACTGCAGGTGTTAATACTAATATCCCGTCGGTAGTAAATACCAATTATACAATTTTTGTTAAGACTGGAATTTATTATGAAACATTACCTATAATTATTCCAGCTAACACTGCAATTGTAGGTGACGAATTACGTTCTTCTAACATCCGACCAAGAAGTACATCTATTCCAACTACTGATACAACTTATAGTTTAGCAGCAGTGACTAGATTGAGTGCTATTATTGCAACGGTATTAACAAATAGCGCAGTAACGGTGTCATCAGGAAATACAGCAACACAAGTAACTACTCGCCCATCGAGTTCAATTTCGGCAAGTACACTTACTACGTTATTTACAAATTATAAAGATTATATCAATTTTTATATTAATAGTAGTGGTTCTGCACCTACATTAACTGGTACAGTAGCACCAACTACAGCTCAGGCAAATTATGATGCAGTTGAAATACTAGAGGCAAATAAAGAATTTTTAGCGCAAGAGGCAGTTGCATATACTAACGTTACCTACAGCACATCTGTGTCAGCAACTGCTGCTAATGGTAATATTACAGTTACAAGTTCAACTAACTTTGCAGTTGGAATGCCAGTTGTGTTTAGTGGTACAGTTGGCGCATCAGGTATAGTAGTTGGAACTGTTTATTATGTTAAGACGTCGGCTGCTAACGTTCTTACTGTTGCAGCAACATCTGGCGGTACTACGTTAACATGGACTGCTGCATCAGGGTTAACTGCTACTGTTAAATTATCATATGATTCTACAATGTGTGCTCGTGATGTTAGAGAATTAGTAAATGCTATAAAATATGATTTAGTGTATGTAGGTAACTACAGAACTCTATTAGCTGCTCGTTATTACAGACGCAGTGTTCAAACTTCAGTACTTGAAGATATGTTCTATGTACGTAACGCAACTGGTTTACGTAATGTTACAGTTCAAGGGTTAACTGGTACATTAGGAACTGCTAATGGATATGGAACACGACGACCAACTGCAGGTGCGTATGTTAGTTTAGATCCAGGTTGGGGTGCTGCTGATACGCGTACATGGATTTCTTCACGTAGTCCGTATATTCAAAATGTTACAACATTTGGTACCGGGTGTACTGGTTTAAAAATTGATGGTACATTACATAACGGCGGGAACCGTTCTATTGTAGCAAACGATTTTACACAAATTATAAGTGACGGTATCGGTGCATGGTGTACAGGTACAAAGGCGTTAACTGAATTAGTATCAGTATTCTCATATTACGCACATATTAGTTACCTAGCTGAAAACGGTGGTAAAATTCGTGCAACAAATGGTAATAGTTCTTACGGTACATATGGTACAGTTGCTGAGGGCGTTGATTCATCCGAAACTACATTAACTGCAACTGTTAACAACCGTGCTAGTCAAGCAAATATTTCAAATGTTGTAACAAATGCGGTTGATAAAATTTATCGTGTAGAATATTTAAATGCCGGCACTGGATATAACACTGCAACTTACTCATTTGTTGGTACAGGATATGGGGTTGCAACAGTAGCTAATGAATTTAGAGATAATGCTGTATATGAAACTCGTTTATTAACAAATGGTGCAAACTATGTAACAACATCAAATACCGGACAAGCTGGTAATACAACACAAGTTACTATTGCAGCAACTGATAGTGCAATTAGTTCAGCATATACCGGTATGAGAATTCAGTTAAATGGTGGTGCTGGTGCTGGACAAAGTGGTTACATTGTAAGTTATAATTCAGGATCAAAAATTGCGCTAGTTGCAAAAGAAAGTTTCCCAGCTATGACCGCAACTGCTACGACTGCAAGTTCGGATTTAATCACAGTTGCAAGTACAAGTACGTTAACCGCAAACATGCCAATTTATTTTGGTGCAGCACTTGCTAATATTTCAGCGAATACTTTATATTACGTTAAAACTATTTCAAGTACAACGCAATTTAGTATTAGTACAATTGCGGCTGGTTCTGTGTTTGATATTACTAGTGATACATCATCGCAAACAGTAGCAGTACACGCAGCAGGTTGGGATCATGCTGTTTTGGGTACGCCTATTGTATCTGCGTTAGATGTTACAACCACTTATACTATTGAACCAAGAATCGTTTTTTCTTCGCCAACTTATAGTACTGCAGGAAACACAATTTCATCAAACTCATGGATTGATATAGCATATGGTGACACTATTGCTACATATACTGCAGTTAGTGCATCCGGTGGTTCTGGAGCTAGTGCTACATTTACTGTTGTAAGAACAGGCGTTGCATACTCAGTAACATTAGCATCCGGTGGTACCGGCTATGCAATTGGTAATTTTCTTCAAATTGCAGGTACTAGTTTAGGTGGATCGTTAGGCAACGTGCTTGGTATTACAGTAACTAACGTAGTTAGCGGAACTGGTGTAATTACTAATTTTACTTATAGCGGATTTGGTGCAGGCGGTAACTTTGTTGCTATTACAAGTGCCGCAAGTACTACAACATTAATAAGTACAAACGGTTCATCATGGTCAGCAGGTGGAGCAATACTATCATCAAATTGGGTTGCTATTGCGTACGGTGTAGTAAGTGGTAATGGTTATTGGGTTACTGTACAAAATGGTTCTAATGTTACAGCTTATTCTACAAACGGTGGAGTTTCGTGGACTCAAGGCGGGACATTAAGCTCAAATTCAAACTGGGCTTCCATTGCATACGGTAATGGTAAATTTATAGCAGTAGTAAAAGGATCACCTAGCACTGTTGCTAACATTACCTCAAACGGGGGAGTTAACTGGTCTACAACCGGAGCTCTTCCGTCAGATACTGGCTGGACTAGTATTGCATATGGTGCAGGTACATGGGTAGTTGTATCATCTGGCGGTAATGCTGCAGCATATTCTACTAATGATGGAACGTCATGGACTGCTACGACTACGCCGTCTGTAGTATCATGGCAAAGTGTTACATACGGTAATGGTAAATTTGTAGCAGTAGCAAACGGTACAGCAGCAGCATATTCATTAGACGGTATTACATGGTATAGTGTAACTTTACCAGTAAGTTCAAACTGGTCAAAAGTTAGATATGGACAAGGGGTGTTTGCAATAGTATCAAGTTCATCAACTAATACATTATTATCGTCAGAAGACGGATTATTTTGGACTACTAGAACACTACCTGTTACTGCAGCGTGTTATGCAATTGCATTTGGAAGTTCTACTGCTGGCTCATCTATCACACCATATTGGGCAATTTTGCCGCAATCAAATACATCTAACATGTACTTAATACTAGGTGCAACTGCTAGAGGACGTGTAAAAGTAACAAATGGTGCTATTAGTGAATTTAGAATCGTTGAGCCAGGTGGCAGTTATTTATCAGCACCAACTTTTACTATTACTGATCCAAATGCTACTACTGCATTTACCTATACAGTCAGAACGGGAACTGGTGTATTAGCTAATCCAACATTTACTAATAGAGGAACGCAATATGCATCGTCAACAGCTACTGTAACTGGTAATGGATATACTGATATGTATCAAGTTGGTAGTTATGTAAATGTATCCGGATTAATTAGTCAACCAATTCCAGGTTCAAATATTGTATTTACTGGAAATTCTACTGTTTATAAAGTAGTAGCAGTAACTAATTATCTAAGTTCAGGCGCAGGGATTGCACCATATAATGCAACTATTCAAGTTAGTCCTGTAATGTCAGCTGCACTTGCTCCTGCACACGCAGTAACCGCAACTATGCGTATTAACTATAGTCAAGTTAGGTTAACTGGGCACGATTTCTTAAACATTGGTACAGGTAATATTGCAAATACAAATTATCCAGGTACTCCAAATTTAGCAGTTGATAGTACTAAACAAACTGTTCAATTTGGCGGTGGACGTGTATTCTTTACTAGTACTGATCAAGATGGTAACTTTAATGTTGGTAATTTGTTCTCAGTACAACAATCAACTGGTGTTGCAACATTAAACGCTGATGCATTTAACATTGCAGGGTTAAACCAGTTAACTATCGGATCTGTAACACTAGGCGGAACAAGTGCTACAATTACTTCGTTCTCAACTGATCCATATTTTACTTCAAATAGCGACAGTTTAGTTCCAACACAAAAGGCAATTAAATCGTATATTAATAGTCAGATAGGTGGCGGCGGTAGTTCATTAAACGTAAATACACTAACTGCCGGTGTAGTGTTTGTTTCAGGTGACACTATTTCAACTACAACAGGTGTACAAATTAACGTAACAAGTAAGTTTTATTTTATAGGTGGTGTTGAAGGATCTCCTTTATCATTATCATACTTTTTAGTATAAAAACATAGTATTGCTACTCCTAGGAGTAGCAATATAGCCAAAATTATAACATATGGAGAAATATAATGGCATCAGGAATATTAGGATCAGCTGATCTAGCAGCAACTACAAATACAACATTGTATACCGTGCCTGCAACTACGTTTACCGTAGCAACAGTCTCAATTTGCAATAGAGGGACATCGGCTGTATTAGTTCGGTTAGCATTAGCATCTGCTGCATCACCAGCTGCTAGCGAATATATTGAATATGACATAACAATACCACCAAAAGGAGTTGTTGAAAGAACCGGTTTAGTATTAAATGCAGCTAAACTAATTGTAGTATACTCGAGTGCAGCTTTAGTTTCTGCTGTTGCATACGGTATCGAAACTTCAACCGTATAAATAATAGATAACGAGGAATTTTTAAATGGGTAGAATATACACAGCACCAACAATCAACAAATCAGTAATTAACAACTCAATTACTAGTACATTATCAGCTGTATACACTAACGCCACTGGTGCAGGCGCAGAATTACGTGCAGTTAATATTAACGGTTTACAAAATAATGCAACAATAAACACAACTGCTAGCGGTGCATCAGAATGGACACATTTTGGATCAAATGTTAATCCTATTATTAGTTATAGCGGCCCATCTACATACGGAGTTGGTGAACCATATCAAGTACAATTAAGTGCAAATCGTGTATTGTTATTTTTCCTTCCTCATTCACATCACCGTTGTGGAAGTTTAGATTTCTTTGGTGGAAATATGATCCACACACAAATCGTTGAATATCAAACTAACAAATATGTGGCTGGACCAATTCAAAATCACACATTACCTTTTGCTTGGTTTTCTGATTTTAGCTATAACTTGTGGTCTAAACCAGATAGTGGTTCTGGTTCCTGGCAACTACCTTGCTGGAGAGCAACTGCACTTACCGCAAATAAAGTAGTGGTTGTTTGCCAACAACGTAGTACCACCAACTCAAAACAGATAATGAGATTTACAATTACTGGAAATACTGTTGATCATACCGTTACAAACTTAGATATGTCAACCCAATTTGGTAACAATCCCTCGTACCCATTTTCAATAGAGACTGTTCCTGACAATACTAATAAAGTAATTGTTGCATCAGGGACATCGAGTGGTAACTGGAGTGCGCAAGCCTATAACATTCCTGACACTGGTTCAATTACTGCTGCAGGTTCTATACAAAGTCTTGGTATTGCACAATCAGTATACAATATTGGTATGTGTAAAATGGTAAAAACCGCAACGGCAAACATTACACCTTACTTGTTTGCAGTAACAACGGCTGCCACCACTAGCCAAGCAATTGCATTCAACTTTAACTCAAGTACTAACGCATGGACAATTGCAGCCACCGCTGTAACATTAACCGCTGTCAGCTCCACCCACACTGGATTAGAATGTGCGTGTTTATCCACAGGAACCAACGTTAACGCAGTTATTGCAGCCACCACTGGAAATGGTGCGTCTGACGGGTTAGTGACTTTCTATCGTCAAACCAGCTCAACGACATTATCTAACACCAGAACCCAGCTTACAACACAACACACTAGTATGAAAACTATAACTGAACAATACCAATGGGGTGATGAAAGAGTCGTATTTATAGGTGAATACGGGTGTTTAGTATGTTATGATAGTGCAGGTGTTGCAACTAATTTAATCAGTGGATTAAATGAAAGTACTAACACAACTCGATATTCAACTAAATGGTATCCGTTTAACAGTCGCCCATTGTATATATATTATGATCCTGCGACTATTAATGCACACGCATCCGGTAATTATAAAGCACGTATTAATTCTACTAGCAGTGCTACAAGTGTTGGTCAAACCGCCCACACTGGTAACTATTTGCCATGGGGCTATAACTACGGTGATGGATATGCGTGGAATGAACCAGCAGGCTGCTGGATGGTATGTCAAGGCGGTAGAATTTATGCAATGAATACATCTGGTGTTGTATTGAGTGAAGTACTTCTCAGCTCAATGAATGCAACATTAAATTACCTGTATGCCGCAACCCAAATCCAAGTAACACCAACTGGTAGATTACTAATTGGTATTGAATATGGGAATAGAGTGCATGCAGGTACAAGCTACGGGCCACATAATACTAATGGCACATTTGGTAACAACTGTCTCGCGTTAGTTACTGAAGCAATGACATCTTACACCCAATTGCCAACTTTAAAATCACAGCAACCTCTAGTAGGTATGAGCGGCGGTGCATTATGTAACATGGTATACTTTAGTGAACAAACGAGTGCAACAAACACCACGGAAATGGCGTATTTGCTATACATGGGATCTTCTGGAACATACATTCGTATGGGGTGGTTTAATGGTTCTACATGGAGTGATTTAGGTAACACTGGTATGAATTTCAGCGATGGAACATGGACTATAGGTTATCGGCCAAATTTCAAATTGATTCAAGATACCCCATGTTCAGCAACTCTCTCAAGAGGGCTATGGAGAATAATTGGATCATATTTTCCTAGCAGTGCTGGTAACTATGCCGCACATGGTATGAGTGCTGCATATGCTGTTGCCGCAAACCTAGGTAGTTTTACCACAACAACCTACCCATTAAACGGTAGATCCGGTAGTGACAGCCAAGTTACTCAAGGATGGGGTACACCGATGCATGTGCATTGTGGTTCTAAATCTGGTACGCAAGTTGCGATGATGTATGACGAATATCTAGGAATGCCAAGAATATATGCGTCAATCAATGGGCGGTTAAATGATTGGCAAGGTTATTACACACCATGGGCGCCGCAATCAGTATTATCAACTAATTCTACTGGAAATTTAATTTCTGTTGCAAGTACTACTGGTATGTATACTAACATGGCAGTTAGATTTAATGGTACCGCATATGGTAATATTACTGCTGGTACAACCTACTATGTATTAGCCGGATTTACCGCAACCACATTTTCAGTAAGTACAATAGTTGGTGGAAGTGCATTAACATTATCATCAGCAACTGGTAGTGCGATGACAGTATCATTGTATACTAGCCATAGATGGGCACAAATCGTTGCTTCAAAAATGGGATATGCTGTTACTTTACAAAACACAGCACAAATTGACCAACAAGCATTTAACTATAATTTTAACACCGTTGATTCGACTATTCATCAATCAACCCAAATTGCAACAATTGGTAGTGGATGGATTGTATTACACAGAACTGGTAAAAATTCATGGCAATTATATAACTCAACCGCATCGCTTAATAATACTTACACCGCATACGGATTACCAGACGATGTTAAATTCTATTTAACATTAGATGATAATGCAGGCAACGTATTTTATTTAAACAATGGTCAGACACTTAGTCCAAGTGACACAACCACCGGATTATTCCGTAGTGAAACATTTTATCAAATACCAAATGGTTATAGTATTAAAGCGTCGTGTGATACACCAAATGTTATTGCGATACTATTAACCATTAAGGAGATTCAGTAATGTTTTTTAAGCAATTAACAAATTCTTTTGGCTTAACTAATACCACAACTGGATTTACCACTATTACAAGTTTTGGAACTGGAAGTAGTGGTACTAGCAGTGTAATACCGTTGACGAAAGATAACTGTGGACAAATCACTTATTTTAGACCAGGTACATATACTTGGGTATGCCCTGCAGGGGTTACCGCTGTATCAGTAGTATGTATCGGTGGTGGTGGTGGTGGATACAACGGTTGGGCAAATGCTGCCGGTTCAGGTGGTGGTCTAGGCTGGAAGAATAATATCTCAGTTTCGCCAGGGGGATCTTATACTGTTGCGGTCGGTGACGGAGGTACTAAAAATGGCAATGTAGGCGCAGCTAGTTATTTCATATCTACAAGTGTTGTTGCCGGATTCGGTGGTGGAAACGCTACATCCGGCGGAGACACTAACGGCCCAAATAAAAACGTTTATGGTGGCGGATGGGTCGGTGATGGTGGCGGCGCTGGCGGTAACGCCAGCTACGCAGGTGGCGGCGGCGCTGGCGGATATACAGGTAATGGCGGCGGCACTAATTCTTTACCTGCGGCAAACTCAGGCGGCGCCTGCGGCGGTGGATATTATAGTTCAACATACGGTACCGGTGCTGGAGGCGGTACCGGAATTAATGGTAAAGGCGAAACCGCCAGCGGCTGGTGGCATGGTAATTTATATATTGGTACAACTAATATTTCTTTTAGTACTGACGCAGGTAATGGTGGAGGTGGGCAAGGCGGAAGCGGTGGTAGTAGAGGAATGAGTGGGCAAAATCCATGGACGAGCAATGGTGAAGGAGCTAACACTAATTGTATGGGAGGATTGTATGGCGGAGGAGGCGGCGGTCCTGGTACATCCTGGCCAAGTAACCCTGGTATAGGAGGCTGGGGCGCGGTTAAGCTAATATGGACAACTGTTCCCGTTGATTCTAATAATCCAGGAAGGCTGTTCCCATCAACAAATACGGCGGATATATCATGATTAATTTATATATTAGATTAGAAAACGGCGTGCCTGTTGAACACCCAATTACTGGAAGTAATTTACAATACTTATTTCCAACTATTGATTTAGAAAATAACTTACCGGAAAATTTTGCAAAATTTCAACGGAACCCTATTCCTGAGTTAAGTGTTTATGAAAAATTTGAAGGCACTACTTATGAATTTATTGATGGTGTAGTTCAAGATGTGCATAAAATTTCTAAAATGTCAAAAACTGAAATAAAGCAAATTCAAGATAATGTAAAAACAAATTGGAAATCTAATCCTCTTGCATTTAAAAGTTGGAAATTTAATACAGAAACTTGTAGTTTTGAAGCACCGGTTGCGCGTCCAAATGATGGTAAATTGTATGAGTGGGATGAATTAACCGTAAATTGGAAAATACATGATCCTGCGTCTGTAATTCCATTAACTATTGTAAACAATGAAATAGTTACTGAGATGATTGAAAACGGAACATTACCAACTGAAGTTGACCCAACAATTGTCAACGACCTAGTAATTAACGAATCTGAAACACTAGTTGATGATGTACCAGTTAATGAACCTGCGGTAACGGATACACCAGCTGCGGAATAGAAGTTTACAATCAATCCCGCATATTTAATAGTATGCGGGATTTTTATCAGCTTAAAAACTGACTAAATACAGTACAACAATGAGATATTATGAATTTTTCTAATTTTTTTTAACAGGGTTGAAAAATACTCTTAAACTCAAACGAGGGTTAAACTTATCGTATACAGGTACTGTAGTTAAAATTCCAGAAGCTACTGTATTTGATAAATGGTCTGTTGGTGATTTTTCAAGTGCAGAATATAAAGTAGTAATTGAATACGGCCCTAATGACATTGAACATATTAATTTAACAATTACCGCTAGAGTAAATTTTGCTAGTGTGTTAGTGTATGGCAGAATAAATTCTGGAATGTTATCCCACTTTAAACCAGTGTTTTCAGTTACTCTATAAAACATACCAGGATTTGGAACAAATGGATCTTTAGTTTCACTGCCAGGTGCCCAGTACATACCAATTACTTTTACACCTTGCGCACGTACATGCGATTCTACTGCTTCTGTAAATTTTTGAAGATCTTCGAAACTAACTGGATGTTTTTTAAATTGATTAATAAACAGTACAACTGAAATATTTTTTACTTTTAACTTATTAAAAAATTCAGTAGAAATATCAAAAAACGTTAATGTTTCTGTTTTAATATCAGTTAATGATGGATCTATTAACGTACCATATGGGAACAATCCGATTTGTAACTCATTAGCAACAGATTGATTTAAAATATATTTGTATCGATTCATGTAAGTTTCCTATCTATCAGGTACTTATAAGTTATTGGTATATCATAGTATTAATAGTGATTATTTTTTTACTAAATACATACAATAATGGAATCTAAAATGCATTTTACTGATTATTTTAAACGTGGTACACATA